GTGTCGATGGCGATGGGATCGTACATTGAGGGGCTGGCCGACTGTAGCTGCTTCAACGCCATCACCTTCATGAGACGCTGCGTGTGGCTGGCCGTGTTCGGATCAGCCTGCGGTATCAGTTCGCAGTCGTTGAGCGCCTGCACGAAGGTCTGCTCGCTCCACGGATAGGATGGTTTGCCTTTGCGCTGCCAGAAGCTTTCCGGGTTCTCGCGAAAGCAACGGGCCAGAAGCTGGAACTCTTCGGCCTGCGCGCTGTGCATGCGCTTGTGGACGGCGTTCAGAATCTTCGTGGCCTGCTCAATCATGGCGAGGGTGGTGCCCACAGGGGCATCGGCCCGGCCCTCCCCTACGGCCATCTCTGCCGTTCCTCCGACACGCGCGCCGGTCTGGGCCATGTTCTCGGTGAGGTTCATCAGGCCAGCGCCAACGTCCTTGTAGGGAAGCGGCATAATCGCTTGGTTGATGGGCTGACCGCCGGTCTTGACCAGAGCGCCGCCGCCGGGTGGCACACGGAAAATGTTCGTGTTCTGCCTCGCGCCCGTGTCAGCCATGAGGAAGCCGGGGAAGTTGGCATACATGCCAGCGTCAAGCATCTCACGCCACGCAGCGGTCAGAGCGTTGGTGGTGTTCCCGAGGATGTGGAGAAGCCCGAGGTCATAGAAGCCCATGCCCGGCACAAACGTGTACTTCACGAAGTTCTGGCGAGCCGTGGGAAGTTCGGCGTCGTCCTCATCGTAGTTGCGGACAATCGACAGGATCTCTTTGGTGGAGACATCAATGGTCACGCGATACGGGATCTCAAGGCCGCTGATCTTCTTCTTGTACTTATGCTCAAACCCGCCAACGTCGAGTTCGCAATAGCACTCGTAGATCTCGCGGTCGCGGTCTTCCGGGTTGAAGCTATCGCCAGAGATACCCTGCTGGGCGTTCTTCTCGCGCTGCACACTATCAAGGTCAATCGGCTTAGGGTCGGACAGGTCAATGTCGCGGTAGACCCCGAGGATCTGCAAGCGCTTCACGGTTGAAGGGCGCATCTTGGTGCGGTGCGTCACGCGCTTCGCATTGCGCAAATCGGTGGCGCTGTTGCTGACGATCAGGTCATCCGCATCCACGCTCTCGCTCACCGGGCGATTCCGCAGGGGACAGTAGTAAACCTTCTTGAAGCTTGTCCCGCCAAAGCCCAGCATGAGGAGCATGCGGTCAGTATCAGGGTAATACTCGCTCGCCACCGCTGTGAGGTAGTGGTTCAGGTCCTTCTCAAGGGCGTTGCCCAATTCGTCCTGCTGGATCGTGGATTGAACGGCATCGTTGCGGACCTTCACCGGGCCATCGGTGGGCAGCATCTCGCTACGGGCGTTCGCTTGGAACCGCAGCACTGCTTCAAGCAGCAGCGGGTGGCGGATGCGGGACATACCTTCCACCGGAGCGCCATCAGCGGCTCCCTGCAAGCCGGGGATCTCGATCTTCAGGCCCAGCAGCTTGATGCCCTGCGCCCGGTCCTCAATCCATTCGCGGCGGCTCTCAATGTCATCGCCAACGCCGCGCATCAATTCTTCGGCAATGCGGGTCAGTTCACCGCCGTCAATGTCATCGACAAGGTTGCGAAACCAATCCTTAGCGCGTTCGGCTTCGGTCTCTTCGCCGCCAATACCTTTACCGTTAAGGGAGATCGAGATCGACCCATCGGGGTGTTCAATTCGGAGGATGTTGCCCTTAGCGTCCTTGTCAACCGCAGGCGCGTCATCGTCAACTTGGACCACAAGATCGTCGTCGTTAGATGCGATGTTGGGCATCTCCGGGGCTAACTGGCGAATGTTGGGCACAAGCCCCGGCGTCATAGGCATGGGTTATCCCTTTGAAATATCAAGATTTTCCATCTCTTCGACAAAGCGTCGAATGCCCTCTTGCGCAGCGATTGTATCTGATTGCGCCATAATTTCATAGTGACGAACAAAGTCGTAGGGGGTCAGGCCCCACACCTCAACCCTAAAGTTTCCTATGGTCTTTGGTGTGTTTGGCTTGATCACTTCGACCGTGGCGCTGGCTGATACCCGTGGCATTGGAATCCCCTATTGAGGGGTCCAATATAGCATGGTTTTGGTGGGCTGGGCGAGGGCTCCAGCATCTTGGGTTCCTGTCGCGCAACAGGGCCTCACCGGTCTGCCCGGCCACCGATTCTCAAATACCATAAAGTGACGGCGGTGCAGAGCCCGTATGATGCATCTTGCCTTCAAGATCCGCCGTGAACTCGTCGCCACGCACCAAAAGCCCGATCTCGCGCAGATGCCGTAGGGCCATGCTCACTGTGTCAACCAAGTCGTCATGCTTGCCCTTCGGGAACGTGCTGACCTGTGTGATGACCTGATCGGCCCATGTCCTGTCAGGCGCGAAGATCAAGCCTTCCGCAAACAGATGCTGCACCGAGTACAGCCGCGAGAGTTTGTCTTGGCTCTTCGGATCAACAAGCTGAACAGCAAAGTCTTCATGCCCATAGAGCCTGCGGATCTCTTGCGCCGTGCTGATGCCTGCCGCCTTGTTCTCAATGAGGATCTTATCGACCTTGTAGTCCTTCATGGTCTGGGAAACCTTGAGGACCAATTCGTGAAGCTCCAACCGTTCCTGCCACGCAAACATCATCATGACCTTCGGATGTTCTTCCGTGTAGGTGCGCTTGATCATCGAGATGGTTTCGGAATCGCGACCGATCACCCGGTTGGCAATCGCCCCCTGATTGCCGCCCGAGAAGACGCCCCACACCGTCATGGCCGAATAGTCGTTCTCGGTCTTGGTGGTGTAGGCCGTATCGAGCGAGGCCATCACATAGTCCAGCGGGGGGAACTTCTCGCGTTCCCAAAGCTGCCACCACTCCCGCTTGATCACGCCACCGCCCTTGGGCTCCGGGCGCTGCTGAAGCTGCCCAGCGGAGGTCCACGGCCCCATCTGGCGCTCTAAGCTAACCACCTCGCGCTCGCCAAACCTTTCGGGCCACAGAAGCTCGCCGGGCTCCGTGCGGGGGTCTTCCCAGCCAATGCTGGTTACAAATGAGCGCTCTGGCTCAAACCTCATCGGAAGGCAGAGATGGGTCCATTCCCCCACCTCCTTACTAAGAATGTGCCCGGTAAGATCTTCTTCCCCGAGGCGCTGCTGGATAACCACAAACGCACCGGTCTTGGCGTTGTTGAGACGAGTCGACAGCGCGCCGTCCCACCACTCGATGGTGGTGGCGATGGTGGCTTCAGAGTGTGCTTCTTGCGCCGCATTGGGGTCATCGACGACAATAATATTCCCGCCTTCACCCGTAAGAGACGACCCGACAGATGTAGAGAGTCTTGAGCCACCCTTGTCATTGTCAAACCTACTCTTCGTGTTCTGGTCAGCCATCAAGTGAAACCGATCACCCCATAGGCCCTGATACCAAGGGCTCTCAATGAGGCGGCGGCATTTTGTGGAGTCGCGCAGCGTCAGGATCTGCGAATAGGACGCATGCAGGAATTGGACGCCCGGCCCGCTCGTGTCGCTCTTGCGCCTCTGAGCCCATGTGAACGCAGGAAAGGCTACGGAGGTCAGGGACGACTTTGCGCAGCGGGGCGGTATATTGATGATGAGGCGCTTGATGTCACCGTCTACAACCGCCTGAAGGTGTTCCGCAACCGCTTCAATGGGCCAGCCGTGCGCGAAGGGCGCTGGGTCAATGTACTTCCACCCATTCATCAGGAACGCATACAGCGAGTCCTCAAACTCGGCGCGGTCAAGATCCTGTAGCTGCTCCTCAATGGAGATCGTCTTGCCGTCAAGCTGGAGGATCTTCATTTGCTCGCCCTAGCCCAGCACTTAACAGGCAACCGGGTGAACGTGAGGTACTTCTCGCCGGTTTCGGAATCCCGCCAACAATCAAAATAAGCCCGAACTGAATGGGTAATGCGGCGGGTATAAATCAGGTCGCCGTCAGCCTCCTCGTAGGCATAGCCGTTCACATCGTCTAGCTCCGGGCGACGGAGCAAGCCGTAGTTGTAGTGCCAGCCGCTGGAGACGTAGGTGTCGTCTTTCATGCTTTCATCGTACCACATTTCACTATCCGCCAAAAGTCTAGGTCAGGGTGCGCTTCGCCAACATAGCCATTTGGCGGGCTGAAACCATAGGCATGAACGACCATGCCGGGAATCCACAGGCCCAACAGCATGCGGGCCTTCCAGCGGCGTCTGGAGATCCGCTTAAGGGCCATCTTTCCCCTCCAGTGCTGTGCGGGCGATCTTGCCAAAATCTCCAACAAAAACTGTCTTCCCAGTTAATGCATCTTCCTGAATGATTTGCCGCAGCGCCGCCTGTAGTTCTTCAATACGGTGAAAGCAGTGATGTAACTCCCCCTCCAGCTTCTCGATGCGG